TTTCTCCACCGGCTCTGTGCGGCCATTGGCAGGGTTGAGCACTCCCTGCCGCACGGTGACGGTGGCCAGGCCGGTCCAGAGGCTCTGGATGGCCTTTTTGTAGGCGGCGGGTATTGCTACCACCTCAGCCTCCGAAAAGCCGCCAGGGTACTCTCTGCCGGGTGCATAAGCCTGGACAGCATGGTGTCAAAGCGGCTTTCCGCATTGCTTGCACCATCGCTGGCCCCGGCAAAGGTGACAGAGATGTCACCCTCCGTGATGCTCTTGGCGGGGGCCTCAAAGTCAAAGCCCTCCAGCCCTCCGGCGGCTTTTTTATCAAACAGGAATTGACCGGCCACCATGTCCACAAGCGTATAAAAAAGAGGAGGCGGGAGCTCCCGGTGGTTGATGTTCGCCAGGAGCTCTGCCTCACACTTGCGGATGGTGTACTCAAGGCCGGTTTTGTCATCGTCCGTGACGGTGTAGCCCAGCATGGCCAGCCGGGTCACAACGGCCTCATATACGGCCTCCATGGCCGTTAGCCTCTGGAGAGGATGCGGGCAATGGGGATGGCCTTGTGGGCGATGTAGGAGCGGTCCCCCTCGCCGCTCTCACCGGAATGGACCAGGCACCAGTTGGCACCGTTGGCCAGCTCCGCATCCGTGGGGGAGAGAGTGGCCTGGCTGGTCTTTTCGTAGGAGATGCCAAAGGGGGCAAAGACCTTGCGCTGGCGGGTGTAGAGGGTGTCCACACCGCCGTCCGTCTTGGGGTCACGGGCCATTTCATAGGGGACCTTGGCACCGATGTCCTCAAAGCTGATAGCGCCCTCGCCCAGCACATAGGTGGTGTAGCGGGTGCCGGGGACCACATAGCTGTCCGCCGCAGGGGTGCCCTCGCCAAAGTAGGGGGTGACCTCCGCCTGGTTGATCTGGCCAGCAGCAGCACCGGAGGCCTTGACCTGGAGCGCTCCCTCATCGGAGGCGCTGGCGGGGAAATAGCCGTCCGTGGCAGGCATCCCGTCATCCACCACAACGGTCTTGCCGTTCCAGGTGTAGAGGGTCAGGTCACGGGTCACACCGTCCTTGTCGGTGTACTTGAGGGCGGTGAGCAGGTTGAGGTTTTCCAGGTTGGTGGCAGGAACAGAGTGCATGAACACAAGAGAAAACTTCTTCTTGCGGTCACCGCAGGCCTGGGCGGTGGCGCTGTTCATGGTGGTGGCCTCCATGTTGCCCGCCACCTCATAGGTGTGCTTGGCCACAAACTCAGCGCTCTGGCCGCCGGTCATGGCAAAGACGCCCTTGAGGACGGCCAGGATGGTGTCCTGGTCGATGTCCTGCCAATACTCGGAAACCTGCTGGGCCACATTGTCCATCCAGTCAATGCCGCCGGTGATGTCAAAGGAAAAGTCCTTTTCGGTCCAGGCCTTGGCACGGCCAATGACCACCACACCCTGCTCAAAGGTCTTGGTGGAGGTGGCGGTGATGTCGGTCTGGCCGTCATAGTTGACGGCATCGCCGTCCAGCAGGCCCCGCATGGCGATGCGGGCATAGCCGGTGCCGCCCTGGGTGCTGAAAACCTCCCGGATGTCGGGGTTGCCCGCCAGCGCTCTGGACTTCCGCATTTCATTGAGGCGGGTGCGGGGGATGCGGTCCACCGCATACTTGAAAGCCTGGGGGTTGAAAGATTTGGCATCAAACTTGGTGTTAGGCATAGTTCAATCTTCCTTTCTGAAAATTAGTCGGTGTTGGGCTTGCGTTTGCGGCCCTTGGGGACCTCTTTGGTGCTGGTGGTATCGTTGCCCTCCGGCTCATCCGCCGGGCCGTCCTGGGCCGCCTCTGTGCCCGCAGGGGCCAGGCGGTCCATGACCTCCTGGACAATGGCCTCCGCAAGCTCCTGGGTCAGCCGGATGGCCAGCTCTTTGGCCAGGGCATCCGTCAGCTCTTTCACGGAGGAGATGTTGTCCGCAATGTACTGCACCACGGCCTCCTGGGTGCGGGGCAGGGATGCGGCGGGCTTGCCGGTCAGCTTGGCCGCCAGATTTCTCAAGGCGTCCTCAAAAGACACGGCTTTGGCAGGGGTTGTGATGTTTCGCATGTTGTCACCTCATTCCAGCTTTGCATCCGGGTTTTCAGCCATCCAGGCCGCCAGCTCGGTGTAGGACATCTCAGAGGGCTTTTTCCCCTCTCCGGGCTTGCGTCCGTTGTCAGGGTCCCCGGGTTTCCAGCCGCTCAGCTTTCCGCCGGGGTTGCCAAAGAGAAAGTCCGTGGCGGCGTCCTTTTTCATGGCCTCGATTTTAGCGGCCAGGGTGATGCTCTCATTGTTGACCTTGGCCACCACTTTGCCGTCCTCAATCTTGGCATCCTTGAGGTAGTCAGCCAAAAGAGCCCGGACGGCGGTGTTGTTCTTGGCTCCGGCGGCGGTGAGCTCAGCATCCACGGCAGAGGTCAGCCGGATGGTGGCCAGCTCTTTCTCAAAAGCGGCTTTGTCGGCCTTGTTCTGCTGTTCCAGCTCACCAATCTTGCGGGTCAGCTCCTCGTTGTCACCAGCGGACTTTTTCAGCTCCTCCAGCTGCTTGGCATGTCCCTTGGCGGCCTCCTCAAGCTGGCCCACCTGGGCCTCCAGTTCCTTGACACGGGTGTTTTTGGCGTTGAAGTCTGCACGGGCAACAAAGTCCTTGCCAATCGCCTGGCAGGCGGCGGCGTCCATGTCCTCCGTGTAGGCATCACCAATGATTTCCTTGAGCCACAAAAGTTTCATGTTTCGTTTACCTCCTGTTATCTGCTTTCCTTGTGTCCGGCCAGTCCCGGTATGGCAGCGCCCCTGTTGGTTTCCACCGGGGCCCGGCGGTATTTGGGTATGAAAAAAGCACCGTGCTTTTCAGCACGATGCTTTCATCAACGGTTTAATAGAGGACATCCGGGCCGGGGTCCTCCAGCTTTGTCCAGATGTCAGGAATGAGCTTGCCGCCCTGGAGGTCCTTGAGCACCTGGTCAACGGTGGCATCCGCCGGAGGGGAAAAAGTGTCCTCCTCCAGCTCATACACAAAGCCGCCTCCGGGCTCCTCCCAGAAAAAGCTCCCGCCATGCCTCTCAGCATAGGCGGTGGCGGCGTCCTGCACCTGCTTGCTGTTGCTGTATTCCAAAAGCGTCATCAAATCACACCTTTCAAGAGCTTTTCAAACTCCGCCAAAGCGGTGGGAAAATATTTCTGCATGAGAGCGTAGCGCCCAGCATCAAACTGAGCGGCAAACATGTGGGCAAAGGCCTCTTTCTCCAGCATCCCGTAGTATGTCCAGTAGCGGGTGGCGTGGCCATAATTGCCCCGGGCTTTGTTCCTGGAGAGCCCGCCGAACAGATCGGAAATGGCGTTGTGATCGGCGTCCATGAGCTCCCGGGCAATGATGGTGTAGGCATCCGTCTTTTTCCGGGTGCCGTTGGCTTTCATGGTGGCCTTGACATAGGCCTCAAAGTCCTTTTTCAGAGCATCACCAAAGTCCGGCGTCTGCAAAGAGGTGTAGCCACTCCCGGCGCAGGATGTGAAGTCAACAAAATGGCCATGCTCATGGAAAAAGGTTGTTGCCGGGCCTCTGGGGTCTTTCATGTCGGCGGCAAAGTTCATTTTGACCTTTTGGATGCGGCTGTCAAAATGCGGCGTGCCGGAGAAAGCCCCGTCCGCCACAGAGCCGGGCTGGACATAGCGCTCAAAGACGGCCTGGGCCGTCTGGTTGCCCGCAGCATAATGCTGCTCAAGGGCGTCCGTGTAGCCGCTGGGAGCGGACGGCAGACCTTGCACAACATTCTGGAAATGCGGGGTTGTCTTTGCTGTAATTGTAGCACCCGGGGCCTGGGTTTGCAAACCAGGTGTGGGGCCCTGCACAAAGCTCTGCCGCCACTCATCAAAGGTGGTGTTGGCCGGTATTTTCTTTGTGGTGCCGTCCGGGTTTCTGGTCCATCGCTCTCCAATGCCCTCCATGTCCGCATAGTAGGGGCAGGTGCAGCACCGGCACCACGGATGAAACGGCGGAGCGGTGAGCCCCACCTGATAGTCCGACATGCGGAACACCTTGCCGTCAAGCTGAGCGCAAAGGGAGCAGGTGTCCCGGTCAAAAGAGGCCACAATCTGGTATTGCTCCACGCCCAGGGCGTTGAAACAGTCCTGCTGGGCCGTGCTGGAGAAATAGGCGCTTTCCGTCATCACCAGGCGGCCCGCTTTGGAGCGGGACACCTCAAACTGCTTGGCAATGGCGGAGATGGCCTTGTCCGGGGGCTCCCCCCGTATAATCATCTGGGTCAGCTGGGTGTTTACGGAGTTGACAAGGCTTTGCTTGTTCGTCCAGCAGCGGTCACGGAATGTCTGGCCGTCCGTGGTCCAGGGCCGGGAGAGCACCTTTTTGATGGTGTTTTCATTGACGGCCTGCATGGTCCACCCAACACCCAGGCCCTTTTGGATTTCATAGGCCGTGTGGTAGTAGCTCCCGGCATAGGCCTGCCGTGTCACCGTGTCCAGGTAGTCCAGCTGGTTGGAATAGAGGAGCTCCGCCTGCTGCTGGAGCTGGATTTTGAGGGCATCAAGCCTGGAGATGTGGACCCGGGCGCTGGCGTTCTCAAGCTCTTTCATCCAGGCCCCGGTGAGGGCGTTTTCCTTGCCGTGCTTGATGTACTCCTCCACAGTCCAGTGAAACTCTGCCAGCTCATCACTGTTGAGCAGCCGCTTGGCATCGGCCAGGGTGATGTCATTATTGGCGGCAAAGCGCCTATACCATGCAGACATCTGGCGCTCAATCTCAGCCTCAGCGGCCCGGAATTGAGCATCCAGGTTTTCCACATAGGAATAGGACTGGTCCAGCAGGGCGTCCTCCATGTTTTTCATGCGCTGGGCCCAGTAGTCCGCATTGCGCTGGAGGTTATTCCTCGGCATTGCCGCCACCGCCGTTCTGATCGGTCACAGGATTGCCGGAGCCGTCCCCTCCGTTCTGCCGGTTTTTCATAAAAGCGGCTTGGTAGGGGTCGGCCATGGCCTCCTCTTTCTCATCCTTGATGCGCTGGAGCTCCTGCTCCGGGTCGCTCACCCAGGGGTGCATTTTCACGATGGTTTCATCAGAGAGGATGCCCACAGAGTTCTTGCAGTTGTTGATGGCCTCCGTTTCATTGATGAGGACATCCCGGTCAAAGATGACCTTGACCTCCGTGCCGTCAAAGCTCCCCCGGCCAGTGTTGGCCAGGTGTTTATTGACAAACCAGAGCAGCTCCTCCATGGAGGCCTGAAACTCCATCTCAATGCCGTTGGCGTCCAGATCAATGTCAGAGTACATGCTCTGTATATTCATCTGGTTAGGGTTTCCACTCATGCGCTCATCCTTGGCATCGTAGCCCCGGGCGTTCTCAATGATGGCATCCTTGAGCATAGAGAGCAGCACTTTGTAGTTTTCGGCGTTGACCTCAATCTGGAGGGTGTCCACTCCACCCTCAGAGCCCTCAAAAGAGCGGACCTTGATGATGCCATAGGTGGCCAGGTTGGCCCGGAGCCGTCCCAGGTCCTCCCCGTCATAGTTCTTGATGACCAGGATGGTGGAGTGGATGTCCTCCTCCATCTGGTTGGCAAAGTTGGAGATGATGTTGTTATAGGCGTCTTGCAGACACCGCACCCTGGACAGCAGAGGGATTTCATGGTGGGAGCTCTTGAAACACACCAGGGGGATGCGCTCCCAGTTGTAGCCGGTTTCCTCGCCTGTCTGGGGGTCCGTGTTGGTTATGTACGGCCCAGAGCGGGCAAAATCGTCCGGCTCCAGGGTGCCATCATCCCGGCGGATGAAGCAATCCACGCCGCCGCCGTGCATGACCTCCACCTTGACCACATCCTTGGTCTGTTCGGTTTCATCATACTCCAGCACCACATAGACATGGACAGCAGCATCCAGGATGGTGTGGTCAGCATCCGCCCAAAAAGGCAAAACCTCATCAGCGGGAAAGCGCTGGAAAGCCAGCTCCCCGTTTTGGTCGTAGTAGGGGAACACCCAGCACTTGCCGCCAATCCAGGCACCCTCTCCAATGTTGTGCATGGTCCGCTGAAAACGGGACCCAAAGACGGTGGAGAGGGCCTCTGCATAGGCCTTGTTTTCAGTATCAAGAGAAAAAGGCCGCCCAAAGGAATAATTGGTTTTCTGGTCCACCATCTTGGCATAGATGTTGTGGACCAATCGGTTATTGGGCAGATGCTCCAGCACCTTGATGTTTCCGTCATCGTCCAGGGCAATGCGCTTGCGGCGGGTCACATCCTGGTCCCCGTCATAGTAGGCCTCACCGGCCAGCTGCCGTTTTCGCTCTTTGGAGCCCAGCCAGGCCGTGATTTCAAGCTCCAAAAAGCGCTTGTCCGTCATGCCCCGGCGGAAATTGGTGGCCGCCCTGGCCACGCAGTCATCCCGCAAATTAAGCACCACCACCGTGCATCACCTCCTTTCCTGGTTTTCCTGTTGGGGGGGGGTAAATCCAATGGGCCGGGCTTTGCACTTCTCCAGCGTGAGGGTCTGCCCAGGGAGCTCCACCTCAATCCGCAGAGTGTTATATGGCAGGCGCTCCGCCCATTGCTCAATCTTAGATAAAACATATTGCTGCTCAAACATAGCGCACCTCAAAAGCTGAAAATCTCGGGCGCAAAAATCTTGTGGACAAAATAGCGCACCTCGTCCATGGCGTGGTCATTCTCCTTGATGGGCCGGTCCATTGGGGCCTTTTCGTCCCAGCGATAGAGCCCAAACTCCCGGATGCAGTCCGTGCAGCAGGAGCAGATGAAAATATCCCCGCTTTGGAGCCTGGTGGCCACATCCCGGATGCCGTCCAGGACAGAGTTGGAGGCCTTTTCCACATAAAAGCGGCCATGCCGCCGGATGACCTCAATAAAGCTGGCCGCTGAGGGGTCAACGATGACCGCCCGGATGGGCAGATCACCGGCCAGCTTTTCCAGCTCTGCATAATATTCCTCATCGGTAAGCTGGCGGCCCACCTTGCGGCTGTTGTAGTAATACTCCCGGATGCGATACCATTTCCCGCTTGCCCGGCCCCAGAGCCCCATGCTGGTGGGGTTTGCGGTGCCGTAGTCGATGGAAATGTAGTAGCGGTCATAGGGCCTGGGGACATCCGGCACCACATGAAAATCCTTGTTGAACATGGTGTAAATCAGCCCCTCCGCCACCACCCAGAGGCCCCGGATAAAGCGGTCATAAAACACGCCAGAGTAAAGGCTCTCATACCTGGCCTTGACGGAGGCGGAGAGGCTGAGGTTGTCATCCATAGTGAAATGGAGGTGCAGCATGTTCCGCTTGGCGGCCTCCAGCACCCAGGTGAGATAAAACCAATGGGACGGCCCCTCTGGGTTACAGTTAAACCAGAGCTTTGAGCCGTCCACAGAGCAGCGGGCACAGGCCTGCTCCACAAAGGAGCGGGGCATGAGGGCCACCTCATCCAGCAGGACGCCCGCCAGGGTGATGCCCTGGATGAGAGAGGCGCTGCTTTCATCCCGCCCACCGAACAGGTAAAAGTTATTGGAGCGCCCGGCGGCGCTCACCACAATCTTGTTTTCGGTGCGGTATTCCCGGAAAGAAAACACCCCGGCCAGCCAGGTGGGCAGGTTGGTGGTCACATTGCGCCGCAGGCTCTCAATGGTTTTGCCGCACAAGGCAAAGTTTTGACCTTGAAAGCGACACATGGCCCACATGATAAAGCCCACCGTCATGGCCACCGTCTTGCCGGAACGGATGGAGCCGTCACAGATGATGCCGTCATAGTCCCCAAAGCCCGGCCTATTCCACCAGGTCATGGCCAGGTTTTGCCGGGGGCTCAATTTCTGGTATCTCATCCGTGCCTATCTCCTCTCTGGTGCTTTCCTCAATCACCTCAAAGATGTTGTTTTCCTGTTCATTGGCGGAGCCGTTGTTGGTGTCAAAGACGCCCAGGTGCTTGCCCAGCAGCTCCAGGGCCCTCACCTTGTCGTGGAGCTTGATTTCCGTGCCATATTGGCCCTCCTTGATGGAGGCAACGGCCTTTTTCTTTTCCTCCGGCACCTCATCGGTGGGGGTCAGCCGGACCAGGCCGTTGTGGGTGATGGTTGCAAAGTCGGTGCCGTTGGCAAAGGCGATGGCGGCCAGCTCCTCCAGCACCCGCTCCTGGGTGATTTCCAGCTTGCCCCGGAGCTTTGCCTGGCGCTTTTGGATTTCAGCGGAAACATGAGTTTTATTGAGTAGTTCAATCGCAATCCTGGACGCACTCTTTTCACTATACCCCGCCCGCTTTGCGGCGGCGGTGGCATTGAGGTCCACCAGGTACTCATCCACAAACCGCTTTTGCTTGTCAGTCAGCTTTGCCACACTCACCACCCCAGAACATAGTAAAAGGCCGCCCTCCCCGCACAGGGGAAAGCAGCCCGAAAAATCATAGGTGAATGGCGGCAGGGGTCTGGTTTTCAGCTCCGTCACCCTGCCGCCACCCTCAAAGGAGGTAATACCATGATGAGGCATACACCCGCAGTTACATTGTAGCACACTATGTAGCGGACAAAACGGACAACTTGCTTTAGTTCCGTTCCAGATACCGTTGCACAGCTTTTCTGCATCCGTCCTCGGTATTCCCCCCGCCGATGCAGGCGGCCACCTGCCGCCAGGGGAGTCCATTGATAAACCGATAGGTGAAAATCTGCCGGAGGAGGCTGTCATCAATGCTGGAGATGTAGCGCTCCAGGCGGCTCCGCTCATAGAGGCATTGCTGGTGCTTGGCCTCAATAATGCCTCTCAGATCGGCAATCTCCGCCGCATACTCACCCACCTTGTCCTTGACGCCGGGAGTGTGAGGCATCCCGGTGAGGACCTGGGAGCCCGGCAGGGCCTTGACCTCCAGCTCTTGGAGGCGGCGCTTGTCCATCTCAATCTCCCGGTTGAGGTAGTAAAGCTGGGACAGTTCTTTTAGGGTCATGTGCTCAGTCCTCCGTTTTCTCTCCAGTCCACACCGGCTGGCAGTTGCCCTCACCCATCATGCACACCTTGGCGCACACCTTGCACGGGTCACCACCGGCCATGACAAAGTGCAGGTCCTTGATGGCCTTGTCCACCGTGCGCCGCAGGTCGGCCAGCTCCTCCAGGTCCTCCCGTGCGTAGGAATGGGCCTCAAGGCTGGCGATGTTCGCCGCCTGGTCCTCAATCTGCCGCTCCAGGGCCTCCATTTTCTGCCGGTCCACCTCATGCTGGATGGTCAGCCGGGCGTTTTCCCGGATGAGCTCATCACAATACACCTGGTCACCGTTCAAAATCACAGTTGGGTTATTCATGCCACACTCTCCTTTACCTTGCGTATTCTGGCCTTGAGGGCCCGCATGACAGCCTCATGGGTGTCTGCCCGGTCCCGTATGGTGGCCATGACATCCTCATCCTCACAGCCCTGCACAATGAGATAATGCACAAACACCTTTTCGTAGGGGGAGCCTTGCCGGTACAGGCGGCAGTTGCCCTGGTCGTTCAGCTCGAAACTCCAGTTTAAGCCATACCATACCACATGGCGGCCACCGGCCTGGAGGTTGAGCCCGTAGGCGCAAGAGGCCGGATGCACCAGCAGCACATCCACCTCTCCGGCGTTCCAGGCCTCCTCATCCTCCACGCCCTTATACACCCGGACCCGCAGCTTGTCCGCCCGGCCCCGGTTGTACTTCTCCAGGCGCTCCAGGATGCGGTCCTTGTCGTGCTGGTAGCCGTAGAATGTGAGGCAATGCTCCCCGTTTAACTGCTCCAGCAGCTCCGTGTAGGCCTCCAGCTTGCAGTCATGCACCGGGACCACCTTGCCGTCATTGCCATACACGGCCCCATTGCAGAATTGCAGCAGCTTGCCCACCAGGACCCCGGCGGTGCCCGCCGTGATGATGTCCTCATCCACCTCCAGCAGCAGGTCCCGCTCAAACTGGTCATAGGCCTTTTTGGCCTTGGGGTCCAGCATGACGGGGATTTCATGCTGAATGAAGTCCGGCAGTTGCAGGTAGTCCTCCGCTTTCATGGAGATGCAGATGTCAGAGATGGCACCCAGCACGGCGCTCTCCGCTCCGTCCTTGGCCTTGTAGGAAAAAATCTGGGTCCGGCTCCGCTGGTCCGGGTCAAAGTATCTCTCCCGGTAGGCGGAAAGCGTGGGCCCCAGACGGGCCCCGCCGTCCAGGAGGTACACCTGGGCCCATAGGTCAATCAGCCCCTTGGAGGACGGCGTGCCGGTCAGCAGCACCACTTTCTTGATAAACCGGCGGATGCGCTTGGCCGCCTTAAACCGCTTGCTCTGGGGGTTTTTGAAACTGGTGCTTTCATCGAAAACCACCATGTCAAACGGCCAGGCCTGCTGGTAGTAGTCCACCAGCCACTCAAAGTTCTCCCGGTTGGTCACATAGACATCCGCCGGAGTGTTGAGGGCCTTGATGCGCTTGCTGGCGCTCCCCAGGACGGTGGACACCCGGAGATGCTGGAGGTGGTCCCACTTAGCTGCCTCCTTGCTCCAGGTGGCCTCCGCCACCTTTTTGGGGGCCACCACCAGGACCTTGGCCACCTGCCAGCGGAAATACTTGAGAATATTGACGGCAGAGAGGGTGATGACGGTTTTGCCCAGGCCTGGCCGGAGAAACAGCCCAATGGCCGGGTCCTCCACCACCCGCTGGATGCAGTAGGCCTGGTAGTTATGCGGGGTGTACTGCATCGGTGAAAACCTCCCTCAAAAAATCTTTCACGGCATCCAGGCCATAAAGCACCCGGACATCCGCCCCCCGTTTCTCCATCTCGCTCCGCTGCCACTTCTGCACCTTGGCCAGCCTCCCAATCTCTGTTTTCAGCTCCACATACACCGTCTTGCCGGTGGGGGTGATGATGATGCGGTCAGGCACACCAGGATTGCCGGGGGACACGAATTTATAACACAGGCCGCCGTGCTCTTTCACCTTGCGGACAAGGTAGCTTTCTATGCTGCTTTCTCTCATGCTTTTCAACCTCCAATCTGAGGGGGTGGAACATTGTCAACATTGATTTCTATACATATACGCATACAGGCGGGATAGAGAGTTTTTTTTTCTCTCTATTTCCTCTATTTCACAATCAATAGAAAATGAATGTTCCAATGTTCCACTTGCCAAAAAATCCAGTGTTTTCAAGGGTTTTGCCCGGAACATTGCCCGGAACATTGCCCGGAACATGTCCCGGAACATTGGAGGCCGTTTTTTGAATGTTCCACCCAATGTTCCGCTCAATGTTCCGGGGGTCAAATGTCCCTCCGGCGGAGAAAACCACGCTGCTTTCCGCAATAGCCAAAGCGCATGGAATTGGCGCTTTTCTCCCAGTCAGCAGAGGCCTCAATGATGCTGTTGATTTCCGCCGTGTCGCTGTATCTCATGTCCCGCTGCTTGCCGTCCAGGGCCTCACACCAGACCTCCAGGGCACACACCCGGTCACGGTCCACCAGCTTGACATCACCCTGCACGGCCCCCGCCCAGAACATGCGGCGGCGGTCCAGCGGCCAGCTGGGCCAGTCCTCCGGCACCTGGCGCTCCAGAAAGTCCGTGATGAGGCCCTCCCGGGTGCTCACCTCACGGTGCTCCTCCTGCTTGGCCTTGGCGGCCTCCTCCAGATCGCCTTTGAGGAAAAGGGCCTCTCCGGTCCTCCAGCGGACCACGGCCTCCGCCCACAGCTGGTCAATCTCTCCCGGCAGATCAGCCCACACATTCTTTGTGACGGGGCCCAGGCCCACATCAACGGGCCAGAAACGGCGGTTGCCGGTCCTGTCCTGGAGGTAGGCGCTCACATTCGTGGTGCCGAAAAAGACGCAGCAGCGGGGCAGCTCCTTGACATGGCGGCCATAAGCGGCCCGGAAACGGTCAGCCCGCAGAGAAAGAAACTGCTTGATGCGGGCAATGTCTGTGCGCCGGAAAGCGTCCAGCTCCGCAATCTCCACCAGCCAGACACCCTGGAGCAGCTCAGAGGCCTCCTTGCCCTCAAAGGTGCGGATGCTGTCATTGAACCAGCCCCGGCTCATCTTATCCAGCAGGGTGCTTTTGCCCAGGCCTTGCGCCCCGGACAGGATGAGCATGGTGTCATACTTGGTGCCGGGGACCATGGCACGGGCCACGGCGGCGGTGAATGACTTGCGGGTGACGGCTCGGGTGTAGGGGCTGTCCACGGCCCCCAGGTAGTCAATGAAAAGGGTGTCCAGGCGGGGCACCCCGTCCCAGACCAGGCCCCGGAGATAGTCCTGGATGTCGTTGAAAGCATGGGCGGTGGAGTGCAGGGAGAGGGCCCCGTCAATCTTCCCATTGCCGGTGATGTGGTGGTATCTCTCCATGTACCAGTAGAGGCCCTGGTTGTCGTTGTCATCCCAAAAGCGGCGCTCCGTGCGGTTATCCCACGGCAGGGGCCCCAGGACCTCACCACGGCCAGCAAATTGGTTGAGTGCAAACTTGCCTTTGAGGAGGGGGTCATGCTCCAGGATAATCCACACATTGTCAATGGTGGCCTTGGGGAGCCCCGTCTGGGTGTTCACGGCCAGCTTGGCCATCCAGTTGGCGGGGTCCTCCTCATTGGTGGGCTCCACGCCCTCAAAGTCCCGGACGGCCTCCTGGTAGCGCTCCTGGCTCATCAGGGCGGCCACATCGGCATCCTGGACCGCCAGCTCACACATGGCCTTGTAGGACGGCAGGCGGTTTGTGGGGGTCCCGGGCTGGGCCTCATCGTCCTTGTCCCCAAAGCGGTGGAGGCGTACCATGTCAAAAGCATTGACCAGCCGCCCGCTGCACGGGTCTGTGGCGTGGTGGCTATAAAGAAATTTGCCGTTGTCGTAGATCACAGCGCCGCCGGTAGTGGAGCCGCCCAGGTAGGTGTACCGGCCAGGCATCGTGTCCACGGCCTCATACATGCCCGGGATGAGCTCATCCATGGCCCGGTAGATGTCATAGGTGCGGCAGAAAGCGCCCACCACGCCGGTCTTGGCCTCCGGGTCACCTTGCTTGACGGCCAGCTTGGGGAGGCTCAGAGCGCCCGGCACTTGGGGCCAGGCGGTGCAGTCCTGCCAGTCGGCATATTGGGCCAGCAGGCCGTTGACGGAGATGAGGGGCTTGTCCTGCCAGCGGTAGACATACTGGCTGTCAGAGCAGCAGGATGGCCAATACATGAGCCGGGACACCTCAAAAGTGGTGGGGTCCATAAGCTCCAGGCCTATGTATTCCGCCATCTTCCGGGCGGCGGGCTCATACTCATCCGCCGTCATGGTCCGGTCAACGGGCAACAGAACACGCAAGCGGGGCGCTGCCGGGCTGTGCTTTCTGGTGCTGTAAATGCAATAGCCGCACCCCAGAGCCTCCACCCGGCGCAGGACATCCTCCGTGCCGCCGGAGGGGATGTTGTCCAGGTCCAGGGTGATGACATCACGCCCGGTCACATTGTTGGCCTTGCGCCGGGGCCCGGACAGTGTACCGGCCATAAAGCCGCCCACATCCTTGAGGTCATCCTGCTGGGCCTTTTTCATATTCAGATATTCAGCCAGGGTTTCCGTGCCTCTGGCCGGGGTCTGGAGCCTGGCCCAAAGCTCAGAGATGAGCATGGTTTGGGGTTTCCAGGTCATGGCCCGCCGGTTACTTCCGGCTGATATTGTTATTTTGCGGTCATATTGCATGGGGCGGCACCTCTTACTCTGGTTTTTCTCGTTCCGGGGTCAATCGGTCCAGCCAGCGCTGGAGCTTTTCCGCCTCCACGGCGGTGGTGTTATCTCCGCCCATGGCGACATCCAGGACCTTGAGGCACAGGCGGACATCTCCCAGCTCCTCATGCAGATGCTCCGCCGCTTGGGCGTGTGTCATCGGCGTGGGATTTTCTCCCCGGAGCTTTCTGGCCATTTTGAGCGCCGCCTGGGTCAGTTCAGCCAGCTCCTCGGCGCATTGCTCCAGCACGGCGGGCAGGCCGATGGCCTCAATGACCTGGCACAGCTCCGCATTGTCAGCCGTTTTCATCTAAAACACCTCCCGGTCTTTTTGTCCTTGATTTCAATGCGGGCCAGCAGCTCAAAGCCGCTTTCCGCTATGATAAACTTGAGTACCTTGATGAGAAAATTGACCTTTCCCTCCAGGGCGGCGTCCTCCTGCATGATAGGCCGCAGGGCGTTGTATGCGGTGGGGTCAGGGTAGCCCTCACCGTTTTCCCAGGGTTTAGGGGTCATCTCGCAGCACCTCCTCTTGCCATTTTTCAATGTCAATGCCTTTCTCCTTGAGCTTGTAGCGCTCCGGGTAGAGGTCATCCATTTGGTAATACTCCCTCATCCGGCGGTGTTCCCTGGCCATTGCCAGGTAGAAGTCATGGAGCCGCTTTTCCCTCCAGCCATAGCACTGGTACAGGGTCCAGAGCACCATGGTGTCCAGGTCAAGGGAAAAACGGGCATCCGCCTCAAGGCATTGTTGGTTTATTTCGTGCATCATGGCGCTCTCCATGGCCGGGGTCATAATGCCCCGGCCCAGGTCGGAGAGCTTAATGTTGATGCTGGGGTCCTTGGGCACCTGGACGCCCTGCTTTTGCAGCTTGCGCCGCTCCCGTCTATTCATGGCGGGCCTCTTTCACGCATTGGAGAAAATGCTCCGTGGGCTCCCAGTCCTCCATCACAAAGACCGTTTCCTCCGGTCCCAGGCCATTGAGGTCACACACAAAGTCACCCTCACCCAGATACATGCAATGGTCACAAAGGTTGGGGTCACAGGTCTTGGGCACCGGACGGCGGTGTTTTTTCTTTTTAGACACAGGGGGCCTCCTTTTCAGTCGAAGTATTTGCAGACGGGCCCTCCAGAGTTTTTGCTCTTTAGGCGTCATATTTCTCCAGGTTTTTTGTGGGAAAAAATGTCTTGCGTCCGCAAGAAAAACATACTCGTTATCCATAACAATCACATCGTTTTAGTTGCAATCTCACCGGCACACGCCGCATAGCCAGCCAGGTCCACAAAGCTGTCCGCTTTGTCCCCGGTAGCAATCCGGGCCACCTTGAGCAGCCCCATCATGGCAGCTACATCCTTGGCGGTGATGTGGTTGATAGTCATGACCTTGGCCAGCTCCGGGTGAGCCGCCCGCAGGTAGACACCCCACAGCAGGCCGATGGTTTCAAAGTTGTTTTCCGGGGTGCCATAGTCCTGCTCACGCTCTCCGCAGACGCAGACCCGGGCAGCCTCCAGGATTTCAGCTCTTTTCATGCGGCACCTCCAGATCATCAAATACAACGGGGATGAGCTCCTGCATCCGGTGGAGCAGCGGGATGGCCACCTCTCTCATCTGGGGGTGAGCTGCCGGAGCCGTGCGGAGCTTGAAGAAATGCCGCCATTCCCGCAGGTTGGCAGTCATCACCACCTCCGTCTTGAGGCTGTTGGGCAGCACAGACCGGGCCTCCTGGGGCGTGCAGCCAAAGGTGAGCATATCAAAATAGGCATCCTCAGCGCAGCGGCAGGCGTCCCTCCAGATGTCCCAGCCCGGCGTCCCCTCCACCAAAAAGATGGGCTTGATGACAGTGATTTCCCGGCCAAAGCCGTCTTTGGAGTAGTTGCAGTAGCGGGTGCTTTCCTGGCAGTAGGAGGCCAGGCGGTGGCGGACCAGCTCATGGGACACGCCCCGGTCACAGATAAACTTGACAGTGATGTCATAGTGCTCCAGCACGGCCTCATGGCCTCGCTTGATGATGCTGGCCACAAAGGTGGCGGCGCTGGTGTCGGTGATTTTGTCCTCCGACTTGTAGCACACCCGCCCGCACAGCTCAATGTGCTTGAGAATGGCCTGGCCGTCCAGCGGGGTGAGGATTTCAAAGCTGGGAGAGATGATTTTCATGCGCTTAACTCCTCTCTGATTAAGTGGGGGCAGTTGGCCTGGACCAGCACCTTGGCCATGATGGGGACCACACTGTTGCCAATGCGGGCCACCTGTTCCTTGATGGGGTAGGGCTTGCCCTCGCAGTCATGGGTGATGATGTAATCCGCCGGAAAGCCCTGCATGAGCTTGAGCTCCGGCTCCGCTTTCAGCATCCGCAGGAAAATGTCCTTTAGGATGTATTGCTCCCCATCCAGCTCCGCCACCACGTTCACCAGGCCAAAGCGGTCCTTTGTAGTGATAGTGGCCAGGGGCTCCTCAAGGGCCTGCCCTCCGCCGGTGCCGTAGTATTTGATGAGAAAAGCGGACACCAGCCCGAAGTGGCCGGGGGAGGTGGTGATGGTGTGCAGAGGCTCCCGGCAACTCTGTCCGATGCCGGTTTTGTAAAACTTGGTGACAAAGGCGGTCACCAGGCCATAGCGGTTGCTGGTGTCAATGGTCTTGATGGGCTCGGTCAAAAGCTGGCCTCTGGCATCCCCGGCTTTGGTTTCACCGTGGTACTGGATGAGGAAAGACACGGCCTCTTTGTTGTTCACAATGTAGGGGGTCGGATTTTCCACCACATACTTGCGGTAACCGTTGGCAATTCGCCGCAGGGTGGCATCCGCCAGGGGCTTTGGCCGGTCAAAGATGGACCGGCCCAAATCGGACCAGTCTATAAAGTCACCGCATGGGACCCATTTCTCTGTGCCAGGGCGGCCCTCTTTGCTGTGCGTTGGGGCTGGCCAGATGATGGGCCGCTTGTCCCGCCTAAAAATGGCATACCAGCGCTTTCTCGTTGTGGGGGCTCCGTAGTCGGCGGCCACCAGCTCCCGGCTGTCAAAGGCATATCCCAGGGAGCACATGGAGGAAATGAATTTGTTGTAGTCCTCACCGGCCCGCTCTTTGATGGGCCTGCCGGTAGCGTCCAGAGGACCCCATTGCTGGATTTCCTCCACATTCTCCATGATGATGACCTCCGGCAAAATGGCCTTTGCGTGCTTGTAGACTGCCCAGGGCAAGATGCGGAGCCCCTGGTGGCGGGGCTGGCCGCCTTTGGCCTTGGAGTGGCTGGTGCAGTCCGGGGAGGCCCACATCAAGTCAACGGGCCTGCCTGCCACATATTTGGGCAGGTCAACGGTGAAAATGTCCTCCGTGAGATGCAGGGTGTGTGGATGGTTGACCCGGTGGATGCGGATGGCCTCCGGGTCATGGTTGATGGCAATGTCAATGGGACGGTTGAGGGCCAGCTCAATGCCTTTGCTGGCCCCTCCGCCACCTGCAAAACAGTCAATGAGCAGTCCGTTCATGCGGGTGTTTCTCCTTTGTGTTTTTTCCGCCGGAAAAAATGGCGGTCAATCGGGCCGGAAACCATGCCGGGCAAGGTAGCGCTCCGCCTGCTGTTCCTGGGTGAAATGGCGGCTTTTGCGGCGCTCCCGGTCCCGTCCGTAGACAACGGTGGA